TCCTCTTTTACAAAAGGGCATGGACAGACAGTGCGGGTACAGGGCACACTGCCATTTACCGAAGCTCTGATAATATTAAAAACGTAGCAGGAAAGGATAACCAAAGCAACCCTGTTACATCCACAGAACAAGCCTTAATATACCGGATTGTATATAATGACAACAACCCGCTTTTACTTCCAGCCCTAACCTGGATGAAGTATTATACCAAGTTCCTATCCTCAAGAATAGCGGTTATGCTGGCGCTGGCTAAGTTCGCATGGAGGACTAAGGTAGCAGGCGGACAGGTTGCTGTAGATGCTATCAAGGCAAAGACAGAAGGCAAAGAGGTCAATGCCGGTTCACAATTACTAGAGAATATGGGGTCGGACACCACCCCCATTAAGACAGACACAGGGGCCGGTGGTGCTTATCAAGACGGCAGGATGATTAAGCTTCAGATAGCTGCGGCGGTTGGGATACCGGAACAGTATTACGGCGATATATCAATCGGCAACCTGGCAACAGCCAAGACGGTTGAACTTCCCATGATGAAGATGTTTACCTCTTATCAGAAGGTGTGGGAGGATGCTTATAAGGATATTAACGAGATTATCTTAGAGCATAACAAAGTACCTCCGGACAAGTGGTATGTAGATATGGACTTCCCTTCGATTGCCCCTGAAGACGTGTTACAGGCAGCTACATCCATAGTCCAGATACTTGGGGTGTTCCCTGAGTTTGCTTCTTCACCTGATGTGCAGCAGATAGCTATGATGACCCTTGGTATAAACGATCCCGCAGAGGCGTTAGAACAGATAGCGAAAGAAGCGAAAATCAACCCTAGTATTGCATTGACAAAAGCACTAAAGCAGCTCAGGGAGAGCTTGAAGGTAAAGGAGTAGGGCAATGGATGGACTTGAAATAACATTAGGCGACTATCCCCCAAAGGGTGAGCCATATACAGCAATGGTAGCCACAAGTAGGCAAGACGTAGTGGAGTTGTTGGAAGAGGTGAAGGACAAAAGGGGCAGAGAGGGCTACTTTGAAATCACTATGCCGTGTGGATATTCTAAGAAGTTTACGGAATACAAGGAGATACCCTTTGAAGACTTACCGTGTAATTGTAAACAAGAAGGCCATTATTTAATCAGATATAGAAAGGAGTAAGAGGAATGAAAATGAGCAATGCACAGAGAATTGGGTGTGGATTGATTTGTTTGGGCGTGGGGTTAGTTTTGCTTATGTTAGCGGTAACCTGCGCCATAGCGATTCTATGAAGGAGAATATGAAATGAGTGAAGAAAGAAGAGGAAAGATAGCACTGGCACTAGCTCGAAGGGACGGCCATCAACCAGAGGACATAGTTGACTGGCAGAAAACAATCTATGCTCAAAGAGCCGATGCCTTTATTGAGGAACACCCGGACACCGACCTTTGCCCTGGGTGCGGTGGGACAAGGTTTACCTACCCCGAAGGCGGAGTGATAGAGATTCCTTGCCCACTCTGTAGTAAACCGGCGGAGGGTGTCCAGCCTGAGCCATCGCCAGAAGGATTTGTGGAAATAGCCGAGATTGAAGGGTTCACCACGCATGTTGATGGGGAAGGGATATTGCACATCAAGGATGAGGTAAAAGATGACAGTATTAGCGGAACTGGACAGCCTGATACAGATATTGGAAGCGACAATCCCAGCGAACCCAAACGCACCCAAAAATCTAAGAGCACGAAAAAGGCTCGAAAGAAGTCTAGCTAAATACTTTGAGAAGCTGGAGCAAGCGTTTCCTTATGGCTCGTTAGAAAAGATTTATAACAGGTATGTAGAAAAGGAGTAGGTGATGGATATAACCAAAGAAGCACAGGAAGCAGGGATAATACTAATACCAGAGGACATAAAAATTGAAATGATTTGTGCTATCAAGGCTACTAATCGTCAGGGTTTAGTAGACAAAATCAACACACTGGTTGGTAGTGATTGGTTTGATGGTAAGGAAGGGGCGGTCTATCTCCGTGTTGAACTCGGCGGTGAGCAACTAGGTTGTGAGGGGTGTTCTGCTGACTACGCAACTGAGGCAGATGTACCAGAGCATTCTGTTCCCTGCACTTGTGGCAATCCAAATCACTGGTTAATTAAATACGATGAGGAATAGATGCCGTTAAATAAAGACATTGAGAACGCCCTTGACCCGTTACTAGCCACCTTCGATGAAAAGCTAGAGGCAGAAATAGGCGGCCAGTTATCAGAGACTTATATCTCAGGTCAGGCCGAGATGATAAGCTATGGAAAAACTAAGTTAGGTATACCGATAGCCTATGAGGGACCGCCAATATCTCAAGCTGTAGAATGGGCAAAGAAGCGTGGTGCTGTACTGGTTACCCAGATGGATGCCACAACCAAAGAGAGGCTGGCACTCCATATTAGCAACGGGATTAAAAACAAAAGTGGCATACCCAAACTGGCCAGAGATATCAAAGCACAGTTTGCTGATATGACGAAATATCGGAGTCAGTTAATAGCCCGGACTGAAACGGCTAACGCTTTATCAACAGCCTCACTAGACTCTATGAAGGATATGGGAATCGAAGGGAAGGAATGGGTTACTGCCGGGGATAGTGATGTAAGTGATGAATGTTTGGGAAATGAAGCGCAAGGGGTTATCCCGGTTGGTGATACCTTCAGCAGTGGTGCTTCAGCCCCCCCCGAACATCCTGACTGCCGGTGCACACTAGCACCGGCGAGGTTGAGTAAATAAAAGGAGTAACCATGAAAGTCAAACTTTATAGTAACCCACAAGGAACTGGATGGCTAGGTTGGATTGAGAACTGCAAAGGACAAGCTATCGGGTTTATACGCTTAGATGGTAGCGTTGTCACTGAGTGGTAGTAATGATGCTAGTCGTATAAGCGGGTTTATTATAGCTCGTAAGAGCAGATGCAGGAGTCCCCGAACTGCCTAGCATTAAATAAAAGGAGTAAGTGATGATTGGGAAAATTTTGTGCAAATTAGGTTTTCACAAACGGTATGTATTTACAATGGACAATCTGTTTACTATCGAGAAGTGTGAAAGGTGTGGTTTGGTATTCTCATTCCACCCGCTCACTGATAAATTGTTCGTATCAATACCTCAATAACAGAGTGGATAGAAAGATAGGGATAATCTAAATGACCGATACAAAAGACATAGAACTCAAGAGGGGATAACAAGATAATGGAGACTGAGTATTCGGTAACTTATTGGATTATAGCGCATATAATTGCGATTATTATTGGTGGGGGAATGGGCGTATTTATCTATTGGTTAAATCATCATTCGATAAATCTAGGCATAATCCGCAATGGTAATAGAATCATAGGACACCGTAGTTTATTGAAGGTTCTAGTGAATCCATTTTTACGTGTCATCGGTTTACAGATAGCCACTAATTTGAGAAATGGTCAACTTGGGAAACCTTGCCTTGCTCGATGTACCAAGCGCCCTTTTCGAAGTTCATGGATTTATGCGATGGAGAGGCGAGACTATCAAATTGAGAAGAGAAGGATGATAGTATGACAGACCAGCAAGACCTTGAACTCAAGAAGGAACTTGAGAAGATAGACTGGCCGATTGATTACGGCTCTGTTAAGATAACTATTAGAAATGGCAAGCCGACTCTCGTGACTATTGAGAGGACGGTGAAATTAGATTAAAAGGAGGAACCTTATGGGACTAAAAACGGAAATAGCGAAGGAAGGAATTCGCAATAAGAAAGGTCTCTGGCAGTGGATTAAAAAAGAGTGTGAATGTGACAACGTAGAACATATTTCCCTTGAGACAATCGTAAAACAAGCACCTACCGAAAATTCAACATTCACTATACCTTATGTAGATAAACGGATACTAACGATTACATTAGGGGCTAAACGAGGATAAGGCTGTTTAAAAGACGGAAAGATATATAGATTAACCGAATAATTAAATTGGCTTAGCAGGAAGAACCGCAGGCTTTGGAGAAATCCAGGCTTGCGGTCTTTTTTTATTGTCAATATTCAGGAGGTAATCATGCCATATAAATCAATCAGCGAATTACCACCACCAGTTAAAGACAATCTACCTACTCATGCTGAAGAGATATATCTGGCTGCCTATAACTCTGCCTGGGAGCAACATAAGACAGAAGATAACGCAGAGATAACCTGTAATAAAATCGCCTGGGATGCTGTCAAGAGGGCTTACAAGAAGAACACTGATGGCAACTGGGTGGCTAAAGAGTCAAAGGTCAAGGAGGCTAGTATGAATCTAAGTGATGATAATAAAAAGAACCTGCTCCAGTCAGCGTTAATCACGGAATACAAGATAAAGCCTGAGTCCAACATACCCAAAGACTTAAAGATAGATGAGGTCTTTGCCGACAGGGTTATTTATGATGTTGACGGGCAGCTCTATGAAGCCCGGTATGAACTAGACGAAGAGGGCAAGGCTACGTTCAGTGACCCTAAGAAAGTGACAAGCACAAGGATATTCAAGGCTATGGAGGCTAGCCG